GTTCCACCATTACTAACCGCCAAAATACCCGTTAAATTATTAATAACAGTTGAAGTAATCTTAATAAAATCAACAGCTACAGTGCTCCAAAATATGACGCATTGTTCTCCATTAGCTATCGTTACCCCAGTCGTTGGTCCTGTTACACCTCTAACTGTAATGCTATACCCGCCAGTTGTGGAGTTGTTAACCACATACATCTTACTCGCATTGGGTACGTTTATATTCCTATTGGCAGTACGCGCGCCAGTGCAGAGTAATTGAGCATACTGCGCCGTTGTGCTAACAATGTTATTTCCTGAGCTATTACCAACCGTCTGGGTAAGCGTAATGTCCGCATCTGTAGTAATATTGTTAGTTCCAGCTATGGCTATGTCAATATAATCGGTAGTTCCATAGTTAATGTCGTAACCCCAAGTACCAGACTCGGAGCCAACAACGGGCTCTACAAGCTGTAAATTTGTTGAATACGTTACGGACATTTATAACCCCTATGATGTAATCTTAGTCCAATTTGGCGCTTGGCTGTCATCAATTTGCGTCCAATTAGGTGTTTGAGAAGTTCCCACATTTTGCCATGTAGGAGTTTGACTGTCATTAACTTGCGTCCAATTGGGCGTTTGATTATCCCCTATATTCTGCCACAACGGAGTTTGGTTGTCATTAATTACACTCCAATATGTAAAACCTAATGCTCCTAAAGATCCAGATGCTTGTACTCCAGCTAAAGTTAAACTCGTAGAATGAGCCGCAGTACCAACCGATCCCGCCGCACTTGCACCAGTAATAAACGCTGACTTACCTGTTTGTATAGACCCAACCAAACCACTGGCACTTATTCCTGTCAGCGTAATTACTAAATTCGGTACTACGGTTCCAACATTACCAGTCGCAGAGTCTCCTGTCTCCCCTTCAGTCGTACTTGGAGTAACTGTACCCGTAAGCCCCTTAGAAAATACGCCGCTTAAATTGACCGCACCATTAGGCGATACCGTACCCGTAAATCCAGATGCTAAAACCCCGCTAAGTGCAACTTGTTGCACTGGGGATACTGTACCTGTTAAACCAGATGCAATAACGCCTGTAATTGAAACCGTGATATTGGCTGTGGTATTACCAACAAATCCAGATGCAAATACATTTGTTATTGCTATTGATGTACCAGGAGTAATAGCTCCCGTAAATCCTGATGCATTAACTCCGCTTAAACCTACGGAATTAGATGGCGCTAAAGTACCCGTTAATCCCGCCGCATTAACACCTGTTAAAGATATTGTTGGATTAGAAGATGCCGTTCCCGTCTGACCAGATGCGTTAACTCCTGTAAGAGCTACATAAACAACGGGCGTGCCTAAAGTTGCAAAAGGAGACTGGGCAAAGGCGGCGTACCCAAACATTTAGAACACCAACCAACGTGAGCCACTAGGCACAGTTATTGAAACGCCATTACTCAAAGTAACAGGCCCGACAGAATGAGCAGAATACCCTGTTGGAATTGTATAACTTGTTCCTATTGTTAAATTATTTACAAATATACCATTAGAAGCAACAAGTTCCGCCCCCTGCAACTGGTTGGGCGTAGTGACGTTACCAGCCGTACTAATGGTTAAAGAATCAGTTGTTGTGCCCGTATTACCTGAGTTGACAACAAAATGAATTGCATTTGAACCATATGTTGTTAGTACTAAATCGGAACCAACTGACTCAACAAAGTTAGCGTTTGCGGCATTAGCCGCATTATTTCCGTATCCCGCCGCTGAATAACTATAAGTGGAACTGTTTGTTCCCATCTCCATATAGACGGATGAATAGTTATTTGCAGTAGTTACATAGGAAGCATAAGATGTATTTCCACCATTATTATTCTGTAAAACTACATTTGACCAAGTGGTATCTGTGCCGTAAAAAGTTGCAAGCTGACCAGTAGTAGAAACACTATACCCGCTCGTTCCTACATTTAACGTACCAATCGTAGTAGTAGCATTAGATACATAAGTTAATATATTAACGTTGCCGTTTGTATCTTGTATTACAACTTTTTCAGCGGGGTAAGTAATAAATATAGAAACCGTACCACTAAACGTAACCACCGATCCAGAATTGCTAGAAGCCAGTATCGTTGTCCTGGCAAGAGCGCCAGTCGTATATGTGCCGTAGCCCACCTCCCAGTTACCAACCGTATCCGTTGCGGCGTAATAGGTCGTATTACCGCTGGTTAAAGCAGTAAAACTTTGAAAACCAGTAAGCGCAGACCCAAGCGTAAAACTACTTGTCGTATACGATGTACTGTTAACCTGGACTCTATCAGCTACTTGCAGAGCCATACACTACCTTTAAGTTGTAGACAAACGAACTAATGCAGTTGTAGTCGTGTTAGATGGCATTGTTAATGTAAAGTTTCCAGCCGTAATGGTCTGTGAACCAAACGTGTATACAGCTACCGCCTTGTTACTCTGTGATGAGTTATAAAGAAGCATCGTATCAAATGCAGTTGATAGTGTTACACTTGAATAAATAATACTTGCGGATGGTGTCCAATACCCTACTCCCGCCGTAGTAGATGAGTTTGTAGATGCTGGATTGGTTGCATTTGTTACTGTCACCCCGCCTGCTGAATATCCAGTACCAGATACTTCATTGGTAGCAGAGTACGCAGTAGTAGACGCATTCATTGTAGCAGTCGTAACATACAAAGCCGCCTTGAACGTATCAGCCGTGTTAGCCGTATGCGCAGGATTAGCGGAACTAAAGTTATGAGTTGAACTCAATAACTCACCTAAAAAAGAAGTACACATTGATTGCTGATTTGCCATGATTTATCCTAAAGTTGCACCGATCAAATCGGTAAAGGGTGTTTTCTTAAGAGTAACATGGGCAGAACGATGCACAAGCTCACCGTTTAAGTAATACTCATCCCAAGTTGTATATTCAACATCATTATCTACACTGCCAGATTTGTGCTCCAGTAATGAATCATCCATCTCGCCTTTAGTCGTTGTGATTAACATTATGCAATCCTTAAAATGGCTGTTGTAGACCCAGCAACTGGGAACTGAACAGTAAATGAGTTAGAACAAATTTTATCACTACCAAAATCCAATACACAAACAGAAGCGTTATTTTGACTTGCATTGTAAATCAATGCGCCTCTAACAGTAAAGGCGGCAGGGCTCCAAATAGCATCATTAAAAGACCAATACCCTACCGTGCCGCCCGTTGATCCAGATGTTGGCGTTGTACTAATTGTCAACGCCTGACCACCAGCCGTATACCCAGTACCAACAACTTCACCCGTCAAACCAGATACATACTGCGTTGTTGATGGCCCAAGCGTTGCCGATCCATTAAATAAAGCAATGTAAAAAGTATTTGGACTTGTAGGGCCAAAGTTGTGCAAGCCTTGAGCAAGCTGGACTTTGAAACTGGTTGTTGCACCTTGTTGAAAAGCCATTATGTAACCGCCTGTCTATATTGTCCCGATCTGTATGCATCTTGACGCTCCATACCATCTCCAAGACGTTTTGCAATTGCCAATGCTTCGTTGTACTTTTTATCGTAAAGAGCTATCAAATCAGGCTCTCCCTTGATAAACGTATATGCCTCTACAAGTGAACCATATAGTAAAACAGAATCAAAATTCTGACCCAGCCAGCTTGTTCCCGTTGGGTTATTTACCGAACTAACTTGCAATTGGAATCCTGTACCACCTGGAATAGATGCTGATAACAAGTCATTTACAGCAAAATAAGACCCATTTGTACTCATTGTGACCGATGTTACAGCCCCTCCAGATACAACAATATCAGCCTTTGCACCACTTCCAGTACCGCCTGTTAAAGCTGTGTTGTAATATGTACCATTTGTATATCCCGATCCAGCCGTGTAAATGCTAGTTACATTAACAGCAGATTGCACAATAGAAACAGGATAATAGTAATAATGCATCTCTGCACTATACCCAATATCAGGCGTAGGACCAACAATAAATGATAGATTATTTGTAAGCGCTGAACTTACCACAGACGGCCCAAAAAGCGCGTAATATCCTGGCGTAGCGTAATAATTAGGCAATGGAAATGCCTCACGCATATAGTTAACATCTTTATTAAGCAAGTAGTTATACTGCCCTTGGAAATTAATTGTGCCGCTAACATTGTTAGCATTAACCACAGATAAATAAACCGTAGTTCCAGATACCGATGTGACATAAGCACTAGAACCTATACCTGTTCCAGTCACATATTGTCCAATCTGGATGTTACCTGTAACAGTTCCTGATGTAGTAATTGTATATGTACCAGCAGTGCCAGTTGCAGTAGCAGATGCAGTCGTATAAACAGCTAAAGAATACGGCGCAAGAAAGTCTGTAGGGCAAGCTAAATATGGGTTATAAGCCGTCAAAACGCCCGTAACATTCTTACGCAAAGATGGAAATTGAACCGTGTTATAGATTCTTTGCTCAGCTTGCTCAACAAACGTAGGAATATCCGCTACGAAAGTGGTTTCGTAGTTCTGTAGATAGTCCTGTATTGACTGAGAAAGCTGAGAGTAATCTAAACTCATGCCATTGGGCCTCTGGACATAAAGCCACGCTCAGCCGCTCCAGCTCCACGCATCTTAATACCATCAGTCTTAACATCATTAGCACCAGGATCACCCATGCTAACGCGCAATGTACCTGTCAAACGGCCTTGTTGTTTCGCATTAAGCGTATTAGGGTCTGTATGAACAAAAGAATCAGTCTTGGGACTAATGTTTTTGCCGCTCATTGTGTGAGGACGGGAATATTCATCAGCGTTACCATTGTGAACATCTTTTGCCCTGTGAATAGATGGGCTATTCTTTTTGGTTGGTTTAACCATTGTCTTCATATTAACCTCCGCGACCAGAGCTCTTCTGGTTCATTGCACGAGCCATATTACGACCCATTGCTTTCATAGATTGGCCAGTTACACCGCCTTTTGCCATCTTTTTAACAGTTTTACCGCCCTTTTTGAGTTTGGATAAGTCTGTATGCTTACCAGTATGCTCTTGTTTATCATGCATACCAAAAGCCTTTTTGATCAGCTTTTT